TCAAGACGTTCTCAGGAGTGGCTTGGTCGATGGGGGTAACGTCTGTGCCCAAGTTGTAGGCAGCAGAGATAGCACCAGCGGTAGCGCCTTCGTTGGCAGCGGCAGGGCCTTCAGTGACCATGTTGTTGAAGAACACTTCGTTTTCGATGGCGATCTTCAACTGCTTGGCGGCGTCTTCAGTGAACATGTTCATCAAGTTCATGTCGGACTGATAGGCCAGCACGTCGTTGACTTGCACGCCGAAGTACTTGCCCTTGTTCACTTGCATATCTTGGAAGATAGGAGTGGGGACTTCGTACGACAGGTTCTGGCCAACGGTGTAGTCGGAGATGCTGATCGAAGGGGCCAAGCGGATACGGATGGTATCGCCTTGGTTCTTCAACTCGCCTTCGTAATCGGTGTTAGCGATTTCCGACAGCATGGTGTTCTGGTAGAACTTGGCCAGCAATTTGCCGGACCACAGGGTGGGGATGAAAGCGCCGGAGTACGAAGGGTTCGTATTGAACGGCGATTGGACGGGATAAACTGCAGCCATGTTGGCCTCCTAAAAATAAAACAGGTTGGGTTTCAACGCTGTGTCACTGGTCACGCAGTTACGCGACCTTCCATGAACGCAGCATCAATTTCAGCTTCAAGTTTCTTTGCCTCGTCGACGCGCCCTTTGACACCCAGATCAGTCGCCTTGCGGAACATTTTTTCGATGTCTGCGTTGGTGTAGACCTTACCTTTTTGAGAGGTAGGGGGTGTGCTTGTGGCACTACGATTCGGCTGAATTTGACGCTCAAGCTCTTCGGTTTTGTCGGCAGTGGGCTCTACTGGCGCAACGCTCTTTTTGAACATCGCCACGTAGTGTGCTACTCCTTCAGCGTCGCCTCGGTTAAACGCTTGTTGTGCAACAGAAGATCGTGGAGCTCGGAGCAGCGGGTCCACTTCGTTCAGCCAAGCAATCCACTTGGGATCAGCATTGACTGCTTCAAAGTCCGGCACCATACGGTACAGGCGCTGCTCAAAACTGGCTTCAGACACTTGGGTGCCAGTGTTGGTCAACTGCTCGCGCAGTTTCTCATTCTCGGCACGCATGGCGTCTAGTTCGCCACGAAACTCTGCTGCCACTTCGCGGGCAACTTTGCGCTGGACTTCAATGAGGTCCGAACCAAATGCTTCAACATCAGCATCAGTCACCAACTTCTCAGCGACTGCGGGCTTCACAGGCTCAACCGGTTTGGTCTCGCTGGCTTTGCGGAGGTTATCCACTTGGGCCTTGAGGTCACGCAAGTCTGCATGCAAGCGAGGAACTTCGGCGTCGTACATACCTTTGAGGGTCTTGTACTTCTGCTCCCATTTCTCTTCCGCTACGACTGGTTCAGTCGGTGTCGGCGTTGGCTCGACAGGCTTTGACTCTGCAGGCGCGGGCTGTGGGTCTTGGGGAGGCTCTGCTGGGGTTGGCGCAGGGTCTGCGGGGGCAGGGTTCTGCGCGTCGGTCAGCTGCTTTTCCAGTGCTTCCAGTTCACGTAACTGAGCTTCTACTTGTCTTGGCAATGCCATTCAATTCTCCTTGGGCTCCAACTCTGCTTCAGGCTCCTACTGCGGTCTGCCGTTCACATAATGGTTTGCTCGGATTTACAAAAAACGGATCATTTGATCCGGTCGAAAACCTCTGACGATTTTTCAACCGCTTCGAGGAAATCTGATAAGACCTGAGCCTGACCTTGAAGGCGGTACAAGCGGTGCGGTTCTTCTGCCTGCATCAAGGAGACTTTGGTCTCCTCCAGCTTGGTTCGGAACAGCGCCAGTAGCGCTTCGTTTTCTTGCAGCTTGCAGCGAATCAACGCTTGCATGTGCTGCCGATCAGGCTTTTGGCCTACAAAAATCTTCATGTGTGGATTCTATACAACAAATTCAAAAAAAGTCAAACGCCGTTAGGGCGCGGAGAAATCATATTTCCCTCACGACCCCCAACTTGGCTACCGTCAGGCAGCATATTCTTTGGAGCTGGGCCTTGCGTCATGCCCGGAGCACCCGGTGCGCCACCTTGGAGCTCGCCAGCGATCATGGCTAGCTGCTCTTGGAGCTGAGCGTTTTGCTGCTGCAGAGTCTGCATAGCTGTGAGCGTTGGGCGGTCTGGCACGATGCGATTCACGTTGCCGCTTAGGTTGCGGGCCTGCTCGCGCAGGAGCTCCGCTGCACCGTCCATACCCACGATCTGCTGGGCCACTGGACTGTTGAGCACGATCTGCAAGAACTCGTTGCGGCGCACTGCCTCGGCTTCCTTGACCACCAAGCTGGTAGCGCCCTTGGCCACAGCCTTGACGTCACCGATCAGGTCTGGGTCTTTGCTGTAGCGCAGGTTGTCTTGGTACAAACGCTCGATAGACGGCACGATCACGTTGCGGTCGATGTTGCTGATAACCTGCTTGATGCCCTTGCCAGCGTTGGAGATCAGCATCGACAGGCCAGACGACGTACGGCCAGCGCCACCCGAGGGGTCGCCAGTCATGTAGCGCGGGATCATGGTGTCCTCATCAGCGCGGGCAGAGAACTTCTCGAACACGGCCATGAGTTCCTGAGCGTTGCTGTTAGGCTGGAAGAACTGGAGCGGCTGCGAGCCGTCGTTGAACTCAGAGCTCTGGAACTGCCAGATTTTCCAAGGGTACATTTCTGTGATGTCCTCGCCCGGGGGCAGGCGCGACACGTTCACACCCACCTGCGGGCCAGAGCTGATGCCCATGTTGTTGGCCAAGCTGCGAGCAGCGGCGTTCACCATGTTCTGAGAATCACGGCACAGGTCAGTCACGCCCTTACCAGCAACAGCACCGGGGACTTTCTCGTACGACGTCACGTAGTACGGCTTGCGGCCCAGCGGGTCGTAGTTCAGCACAGCGCGGATCACCGTGGAGCCGACCAGCCACACCTCGCAGGGGTAGTTTAGGTCTGGGTCAGGAATCTCTTTCTTCGACAGGCCCCAAGTCAGCAGGTCGCTGCCCTTGACGCTGTCCCACATCTGCAGGGCGTCGATCAGGTCTGTTGTGAAGATGGTCTGCGTGGTGTCCTTGCCTTCAGCCGTAGCTTGGGCGCTGTCAGTCCACAGCCACTCGTTCAGGTTACCCATGTCGAAGCTGTTGAGCACTGAGCGGATCGCGTCGTCGTTGTACCCGGGCACGCCCATCAGAGCTTGCAGGTCTTCGCGGGTCATGCGGTGGCGCTCAACGATGAAGCCGTCCTGAATGTCAGAGGCCCACGGTGCCCAGTAGAGCATGAACGGATCAACACGCTCCCACTCGTTGCGAATCTCTTCAGACGGCACCAGCTGGCCGTTCTGCCAAGCCATGGTCTTGCGCTTGCGCTTCACCGGGCCTTTTAGCACAGCGAAGGGGAATGTCACGATGTCGTCCAAGAACGCGTTCAGCGCGTCGGTCCAGTTACCCTCAATGAGCTGGTCCTCCATCTTGAGTTCCATGCGGTCGACACGCTCGTTGGCTTCCTCGCGCAGACGGCGCATCGCTGCGTCTTTCATCTGGGCTGCGGTCTCGCGCAACTGTGTGGGGTCTGGCATGGGCATGCCCTGCTCCATCATGGCCTGCAACTGCTGCTGCATGCTGGCCATCAGCTCTTGGATCAGCTCAGGGGGCAGTGTGGGCTCAGGTGTCGCTTCGAGGCTCCACGGCTTGTCAGTGCCAGTACCCAGCAAGGTATCCCGCAACCAGCTTGTCGCGGCGCGGCACTTCACTGAGGACAGCTGGATGTAAATTTCCGAGCCGCCTTGGCGTTTGATGTCGGCCAATTTGTCAGGGTCGTACTCGCCGTTGCGTTGGCGCAGACACTGCAGCATGCGCTCTTCGATGGTACGTTTGGCTTCGCGTGAAGACTCCCAGCGCTTGCGTGCATGAGCGGCCAGCCCTTGGATCACAGGCTGAGCCTGCATGTCCGAGTTGCGTTTCTGAGACTCGCGCTCAAGGTCTGAACTGCGAGCTACCGGGATGAGTGCGATGCCTGTTGCCATGTTTGTACCTTTAGATCACAACTCAGTCCACAGAGCTTTGACCAAGCCAGCAGTCGTAGAGTTATCGGTGTTTGTGATTCGTATGTAGTATGTACCCGCTGGGTAGCCGATGGCAAAGTCTTCGCCGCTTACGATGCCAGAGGACTGGTTCGCGTTATCCCCGGTGTTCACTAGAAACAGGTCATTGGTAGTCCCACCAGTAAGTGTTCCACCAGACGTAAATGTACTGGTCGACGCACGAGGTACTGCTGTAGACATGCCGTTCACAGGCATCTTAGGGATACTCTGGTTATAAGTGCCGCCTTCAGTACCGCCAGAGACGATTTCAATTCGCGCTGTTCCAGACATGATCTTTACAGAAAAGGCGTTCAGGATGGTGTCACCGACGACGGCAACTTTGATTATTTCTACAGCGGCTGCAGCCAAAGAAAACTCGTGGAACATGAAATACTGGCTATTGCTGGTCGGACTCAAACCACCACAGTCAACGAACATACGCCCATTCAAACCATGAACCTGCTCGAACGAGTCTCTTTCCGCGTTCAAGTAATTCGTCGTCATCTGGCTCATACAGTCCCCTTACAGTTACCGGGATTGTACCCCCAGCGGGTGAGCGGTCAAGAGTACGAATAACCGGACTTCTTGATTTCGCGTCGGGCGTTGTTAACCGTAGCCCCACGGACGTTCATATCAATGATGGCATCGGCATACTGGTTGGCGTCGTGGACGTGGGAGAACGCGTTCTTATCCGGCTTGTCTTCCATCTCCCCGGACTTTTTGATTTTGTACCGGTAACCGTACCGGAAACCCTTGATGAGCTGGGTACACCCCGGGTCGATAAGGTACATCGCCTTACCTTCCAACTGTTGTACAAGCAAGCGCTCAACTGCCTGAATCCTCTTTTCCGGGTCGTTTGTTGGTGGTCGCTGACATTTGAACCCAGCCTGCTTGACGATATCCACCAACGACATCTCGCCTTGCTGCTGCTTGGCGTACCCAGCCGGGTCAGGAGCTACGAGGAACGAGCACCCCTGCATGTTGTTCGCAATGAACGGATTCAGCTTCGTCCGCAGGAACGTCTCGATGCCCATGTTCTCCGACGTCAGCTCGGCCAGAGTCACTACGCGCCCGCGTGGGTCGCGCTGCTTGAACACGGCTGCCGGAGTGCGCCCGAAGTCCAGACCGATGATGACCGGGTACTCTTCGCTGCGTATAGCCTTGATCTTGTCCTTGGATACGTGGAATTCATGCGTGAACGTCTTCTCGTACACCGGGGTGCCGGACAGGCTGCGCCCATACTCCGAGCGCAGGTACACCCGCAGCCAGTCCTCAGTCTTACCCGGGATGATGTTGGGGTAGTACTGCTTGGGCAGGTGGTTGTAGTTGTCGCACTCGGGGTTGACCGCCCACTCGTTATCGTCCTTGTCCAGCAGCACCTCTTCAGGCTCTTCGCCGAACCGCTCAAGGTACACCTCTGGCTTGAGGATCGCCGCAGGCTGATTATGTATGGCCCAGTTGCTCGGCGGGTTCTCCATCTTGTCGTGCCACCACGTGTCCTCGTCTGGCATGTTGGTGTCGAACAGCGCACACGACCGGGTGGGCCCCCCGTCCTTGGCTGACGGATATCGGTTCAGACGTGACAGCAGGCCGTCCACAACTTCGCTGTTGAGTTCTCGACTCTCGTTGCCCCACAGGAACGTGGTCTCCAGTGACAGCGCCTTACGCACGTCGTCCGGCGTATCCAACGGGATAAAAATCCATTCCGACTCAACCTGTGTCCCATCTGGCAGTTTGGCCATCAGGATAAACGTCTTCTCCACGGCTTTCCAGATACCAGCCTCACCGGGCGGCAGCCAGTCGAACACCGTCTTACGTGTCGTCAGCGCCAGCTGGTCGGCGGTGTTACGCACGATGATCGCCCGAGTTCTGCGCACACCCTTGGCGTTCGGCGCTTGGCCACAGGCCAGACGCACCAGCTCATGTACGCAAGTAACGGACTTACCGCCACCGACGGGCCCAGCCAGCACCCGAACATAGGATTCATCCAGCATGAAGTTCCGCTGGGTCTCTGTCGGTTTGTATGTGCTGCTCACTTAATCTCCTTGACCTCTGCGTCCAGTGTAACCGGCGTGAGGGTCTGCTGGTTGCTCAGGGATATGGACTGGCCACCTCCCAAGTCGATGCTGATACTGAATCCCGGCCCAGTGTCCTTGACTTTTTCCTCCTTGGGCTCCAGACCTGCGGCCTTGATGAGCGTCTTGAGGACTTCGTGCTTCTGGTTCAAGCTGGCATCTTGGGACGCCGCAGTGACGTACACCTGATCGAGCAACTCCCCGGCCATCCATGCAGCCTTGGCCTTGAACGTGACGCCATTTTTCTCGTACTCGGACCGTTTTACCTGAATTTGGAGCTGAAACCACGGCTGCGCGGCCAACTCTTGGTACTGCTCGACCGACAGACCGTGCCGACTGGCCACGATCAGCTCATCTTCCAGCCCCAAAGCTACCGAGGCTACCATCTCCTCGCTTATCTGCGGGAATGAGGTGTTTTTTGGCTTGTACTCCAGAGGCGTATCGTCCATTGGGGTGTCATCAGCCAGCATTTGCAGTCTCCGCAGCCTGTTTTTGCGTCTCGTCACCTCGCGCTTTAGCTTTTTCCACGGCCTGAGCGTACTTTTCCATGGCAATTCGGGCCATTTCTGCCGACGAAACGCCCTTTTTGGTGGCCATTTGCTTGTATTTTTCGATGAGTTCGGGGGGCAAAAACAGGTTCCAGCGCTTCATTTTTGGTCCTTAAAAGGTGTGTATACACACATTCTACCGGGTTTTTTCGTATTTTTTGTGGTTTTTACGCAACAGGTGTGTATACACACGTCTTGATTTTTTGCTCATGATGATTGAGCGCGTCGTAAGCAGTCGGGGGGCGGGGTGGCCCGTTGGGGGGCCTGTGGGGGGTGGTCGGTTATCAAGGTTGCCTATTGTGTAGGGACTCTGAGTTATCAAGGTTGCCTACATTGAGCGGTGATCGCACCGTTCGCTCCGTGTGAGATTGTTCTTTATCGACTAGCGGCTGGACTTAGGGACAGGTGCGTGCGGATACCTCAGGGTTGATGCGGTCACATGGTAAGGGGCTTTTGATGGAATCCGGTCTTTAAAAATTCGTATTGGAATCCCTATTCAGTGGCGTGAATAGGTGCGTGTGAATAGTCGAGGGCACGCAATCGCATCTCACTTCGGTGGGTTTGTGGTAAGGGGCGAATTAACCCGATAACGCTTGAGTGTGCGCTGTCCATTGGCGGGCAACACACAGGGCGAACGCTTTGTCGAGAGACAACCCGTGATCGAATCATTAGGCCACCCACAAAACCGAGTATCTGAGCATCTGCGGGACGGACTAGGCAAGAACCCTAGAGTCAGACGCACCGTTGAATCACGGTCGCAGGTAACGGTCACCTATGAACAAGGGCCGGTGAGGTCTCGGGCGACACCAAGAACAGCAAGTCGCAAAACCAATTCAACCTATAGCTCATTGGCACCAGTGGGCTATGTGGTGCATTGTCACCGTTCAATCATTCAACACAAGGAAATATCATGGAACTCGCAACTTACACTCCCGCAATCATCAACGTAACTGGCAAAACCAAGACTGAGCGACAGCTGTCTGTCGTGCAAGACTCAAGCCCTTACACCAAAATGGCGCTCGCCAATGCCAAGGGCAAACTTGGTGTAGCCGCACGTAATGGCATCGCCAATGGTGGTGTCCAAGCTCTGGCCAAGCAAGCCGCATGGCCTTCATGCAACTATCGTCCAGTTGGCGAATACTTTGCCGCACAACTCGGTGAGCCAATGGTTATCTCCAATCGTGCGGCTTTCGAGTCACTGCCTGACCAATTCGAGGCACGTATCATGAAGGCCAAGCTGTCCAAGACTGGCGGTATGGTTACCGATAAAAAGACTGGCGCACTCAAGGCAGGTGCGACACTGGCCAAATTGATGGAACTCAAGGCAGTCGCCACTGACATGGTTGCCGATGCTGAGGCGTATTCTGCCGATGCCAAAGCCAAGCAAGCCGCTATCACTGCCTAATGTGTGTATACACACATCTGACTATCCAATTATCCAAGGGGCTTTTGCCCTTGGATAATTAGGTTTCTCTTTAAAATCAAGGGGTTACATCTGCAATTAGACAATTATCCAATTATCCAAGTATTTAGGATGCACATGACGATGCGTGTGTTTGTTCGTGCATGAAGCGCCAAGCGCCACACATCATGAAGCCCCCTAAAATTCCTGACCCCCTTTTTCCGACTTGGATAATTCGACAAGGGTAAACCTTAACATCACCCCGCTAGCCCAGTATCCATGCGGGTTTCGAGCGCCCACCTAATTAGACAAGCCCAATAAATTCTGTCTAATTACCCCATCAACCTTGGATAGGTGTGTATACACACACCATAGGAGTCATCATGTCCCGACACTATTTCATCCTGCCAACAACCGAACGTGTGTATACGCACATGGACGAACCCCTCGATGAGCCGTTCGTTTTCGAGGCCTCAACAGACACAAGTCCATTGGACATGGACGACCCCGAGTTCGCATACCGCGAATACTTGGCCGAACGATTCAGTAGATAACCTACACACCTATAGGTGTGTATACATACATCGGGGCTAGGCGCACACATAGAGTGTGGGCAACAGCTTGGGGGTGGCATCCCCTTAACCCATCAATTCGCCACAACCACCATCACGACCTGAGCAAGTCATTAAAAGGCTCAATCATCATGGACGTCATCGACCTACTCATCCTCATGTACATAGGGGCTGGCATCACTTGCTGGCTGTACTTCATCTTCAAGGAGTAATCCGTGGAATCACCACTCAC